AAACTGCATTAACTAAAACTCCACTATTATCACAATTTCTATTTGTCACACCTGCATTATATTTTGCTTTAAGGCATCTAGCATTTATTGTTACTTTAGAGTTTTTATTTAAGTCTATAAAGTATAGACCTGTTTTAGCACCTCCACCTCCTGCCTGACTTCTAATACATCTAGCAATTCCAACTGCATCATAAATTCTATTTGTACTATGAGTTGGATTATTTAGTTGCTCAAGATTTTTTCTACTTTTTCTTTCGATAGGAAATACTTTTCGTGTACTTCGTCCTCTAAAATGTCCAACAATGAATATTCGTTCTCTATTTTGGGGTACTCCGAAGTTTTTAGAATTAAGAACTTGCCACTCTGCATCATAGCCGATTTCATCCAGTTCAACGAGAACTTTGAGGAAATCAAATCCTCCATTAACACTAAGTAGATTTTTAACGTTTTCAATAAGTAAATACTTGGGTCTATCTTCTTCTTTGAGTTCTCTAATAAGTTTTGTAACTGTAAAAAATAAACTTGAACGTTCTCCTCTGAATCCAAATTGTTTCCCTGCAACAGAAATGTCTTGACATGGGAATCCAAAACACCAGACATCTGCTCTTGGGATATTTTCTGTTCTAATTTCTCTAATATCTCTTTCAAACCATTCATCCTCCTTCGGTTTGTGCATGGCATTATAACTTAAATTTGCGAATTTATCATATTCGCAATGTCCCAAACATTTATGTCCTGCTTTTTCCATCCCTAGCCTAAAGCCACCTATCCCTGCGAATAAATCTAAAAATGTAAGCAATACAACGCCTCCTTATTTTCATTTTTGAGAGTCACAAAACACTTCAACAATAATTTATACCAAAAGATATTTTGCAACTCTCTAAACTGTTTTAATTACATATTTTCCATATCCATTTCATATTTAGATAAAATCTCTTTAAATGCTTTTGCTAACTCTGTTCTTATAAAAGTTGAATTTGAATCTTTAGCAGCTATATCAAGGTCTATCTTTTGATAATCCTCTTTGTTAGGAAACTTAAATCCTATTCTTATAGGACAATCTACATCCTCAAGATTTTCTATAACTCTCCCTGCAAACTCTGCACTACCTTGTAAATCCTCATAACTTTCTACTCTATTTTTTAAATCTTCATATTCTTTATATTCCATAATCTATTCCTCCTGTAAACTGTTTTAATTAGATATTTTCTGTATATAAAAATTCTTTTAATCTTTCTATTTCTTTGCTTATTTCATCACTTCAAATTTTTATAGCTCTACCTCCATGTCAAGCCACTTTTCGCATCCTGTAACACAACTAGTTGGATAACAATCATCTTTATTTGCATAAATGCAACAACTACACTCTGCATCACATTCAAACAAGAAATCCTTTAAACTTTCTTTATCTCTAGTTATTTTTTCAAAGTTAGTTATTTTCTTTTCTACTTTCTCTCCAACGAATTTTTCATAACAATCTGGACACATATGCTTATCTATGTTAATCATTTCATTTTCAACATTCTTTTTATATAGCTCAATACATTCTAAATTATTTTCTTCAAATATGCTCTTGCAAAAGTCACATTGTATAACTTTACTCATTATTCTTCTACCTCCATATCAAGCCACTTTTTGTATCCATCGAAACATTTATAGACACAAGTTTCAATTTCATAAACACAATACTCACAAATACAATCAGCACATCCAAGAAAATCAGCCATTCCATCCTTGTCTAAACTCTTTATCATTTCAAAGTTAGTCATTCTTAAACCCTCCTTTATTACCACAATTTTCACACTCTTTCAGATTCAATCTATACTCATAAACCCTACCAACAACAAAACTAATTCCTATCAGTAGCACACTAGCCAAGATGTTCATTATATTTCATCCTTTCTATCATCAATCAGTATATTAAACCCACATGAACATTCTCTATAATATGTGTGTTCTTCAACTATTAATTTGCCTTCATTGTTTCCAATTTTGTCATTACCACAATGAGGACAATAACAATACTTTTCTCCAAGTTTTATAATATCTTTTAATTTCATTTTTTTAACATCCCCTCATATTCATATCTACTCAATATTTTTATAGCTATATCAATAGCTTTATTAACAGAACACTTTTTCTTATTTAATATCTTTTCAGCTAACTTAATTACTTGTTCCACATTTGCTAATACCATCTGCCACCTCTTGAATATATCTAACTTTCCAGCCATTTTTAGTAGTCTTTCCTGTTCTTGCTAAATGAGCAATATAAACATCTGTAAAATATACGTATTTACTTGCTTCAACAGCAGTATTAAATACTTTAGTTTCTCCAGTCACAATATTAAAACACTCTACTTTTTTACCTTTTCTTCCTTGCCCCTCATCATTTACACGCAAATCAATTACATTTGCTTTTTTATTTCTATCTCTTACTTTTCTTAGATTAAATTCAAACATATCTTCTATATCCTTAGTTCTTTCTAAAAATGTTCCAGCATCTACCCAAACTTTAGCCATATTTAGTTCCCCCTTTTATTCAACTGGCATTTCAAATACTTTCTCTTGATTATGTCTAACTCTACAAGAATCTATATAATCTGTTCTTACTCCATTTTCAATAAACTTCTGTATATCATTTAACACTTGCATAGCTCTTTCATTACTTTCATATACACCTATTCGTTTGACATCATCTTCAAATATTACAAATACTTGTTTATCGTATATTTCAACTCTATTAACTCTCATTAAATCTAATCTATCTTGACTTCTAATTATTATCATTTCTAATCCTCCAATACTTTAGGCTTTCTTATCTTTTCTAACATCTCAGGATTTTCGTATATATTGCCAATAACTTTAACCACTGCAATTTCATGAAATAACCCAACGTTTTCTCCTAGCATTTCATTATCTATTACAAAGAAACCTTCTTCAAACTTTACCTCTCCTATAAATTCTTCAAATGATAAGATGTATGAAACAATATCACCCTCATAGATTTCTTTTCTAATACAATCCTTCAAACCTGTGTATATCATAACCTCAAAATTTTCATTGCTTGTTGGTAAATAAACACCACTATAAACCCACTCTCTAAGCAAATTTTTAGAATAGCACATCATTTCATCATAACTATACATTTCTTTACCATTTTTATTCCATTCTCTAAATTTTAACTCCATCTTTCATCCCTCCAATATTTTAACTTCTAGGAAGTTAATAGTTATATTAACTCCCTACTCCAAACTTCTCTTTTTGACTTTTCTTAATAATGTCGTCTAGTTCATCAGATGTGTACTTAGTAAATGTTTCATCAAAGTTTCTAAATTTATTTTTATTGTTCTTGCTTGGTATAAGCTTATAATCTTCTTTTAATGCTTTTATGAGATAGCCTGTAACACTTTTTACATTCTCCGTATTTTTGACTAACATTAGTTTTTCCTCTAAATAGTCAATTCCTCTTCCTGTATGTATAAATACATCAACAATTTTTTCTAGGTCCTTAGATTCTAAATCAAAGAATTTTTTAATTTTATCCACAGCCACCATAACATCTTTATTGTTGTTGTTATTCTTATTGTTATTCTTATTGTTATTCTTATTGTTATTCTTATTGTCCCCGTATCGTGGTACGACTCGTTCACGTATCGTCGACGTATCGTAAGAACTCCCATTTTTAGCCATTTCATAATAATCCTCAAATATTTTTCTTATATCTGCTTTTTCTATTGATGGAATCACATATTTTATTAACTCAATATCTTTAACTTCTTTGAGTTCTTTATTAAGTAAATCTACAATTGGTTTACCACCTTTAGTTAAGTTATATTTTCCCCAATTCTTTATAGCGATTTCCCTAGTTTCTGTATTGTATTTGATATTCTTATGATGATTGATAAATCTATCCATAACTGCATTAGCTACTTCTAAAGTCCATCCTATCTCAAATGCAATTTGCTTTTTAGTTATTTGATATATCCCTATTTGAGTTGAATGAGAATTAGTAAGTAAATACATAAAGAATGTTTTATCTTCCACTGAAAATTCTTCCTGCACTTTTGGGTCAGTCCAAAAGCTTGTATATATCTGTCTAAAAACTGCCACTCTATCACCTTCTTACTCAATATTTATATTTTCTTCAGCACTTATTTGGCAATCTATATTTTCCATTTCGTCTTTTATTTCAATTTCATCTTCTTTCACCTCTTCAAACTCAGCATCTATAAAATCATCTTTTGGTTCATATTCACTTAGTAATTCAATTAATTCATCTACTTCTTCAAATTTTAGTTCTTTTAAATCAAATCCATTACTCTCGCAAAATTCCTCTAGCTTTGATGTATCTTTTTTATTCTCATAATCATACAAACCTTTCATTGATGCTAACTTGAGTATTCCTTGTTTTTGTGATGGACTTGCCTTACCTATTTCAATAGGCTTTTGAGGTAATTTATCGGGTACAGTCTTTATTTCTGCACTATCATATAATCCTTGTAAATCTTCTGGGAATGCTTCTCTTAAAGCTGTAACAATAGCACATTTTCTTATCATAACACAAGGCATTTGCTTCCAAGTAGCTTGGCTCTTTGAATACTCTTCTAAAGACACTACAGACTTTATAGGAAACTTCATTCCTCTAACTGATACTTCACACCATCCACCGATTAGTTCTTCTTGTGGCAGCTTTAAACTGCCCTCTCTTTCAAATACTTCTCCATTTTTATTTGCAGTTACTATCCCAGCTTTCATACCTTCAAAATTAGGATTTTTATTTGCTCTTTTTACAAATACATCCTTACCAACTACTATATTTGCTGGTGAATTACCAAACTTTATTAAATATGCTTCTTTTATAAATGGATTTAGTTTTTGAGCCTTGCATAATTCTATAAACATTAGTACTTCTTGGTCTGTTACATTTCCATTTCCACTTACTAAGTAATTTTTTACTGTTGTATAGTCAAGTATTTGACCTGATTCTAAAGTACATGTTGCTAATTCTAAAGCCTTGTTATTCATATTAATTCACCTCTTTTTTAGCTTTTGGAATTGTTAGTGTAGTTCCATATTCAATCCTGCAACCTTCAACCTCATGACCTTTTTTAATAAAGTCTTTAATACTATTTTTATCTACTTTTACAACTTGCTCTACTGTTTTATATATAGCAGGTATCTTTTCTTCATCTTCTATGACTAAGCTACCCGCTGACTTTCTTATACTTATATTTCCTAAAAATGTTTCTACCTTTTTAATACCAAGTAGTTCCATACATTCCTTTATGTTACTTTTTAATCTATCAAGACTATTCTTCTTAATCTTCTTTAACTCTTGCATTCTCTTAATCTCTAAGTCTAAAGAGTTTATATCGCTATCAATATCTATTATTACTGAAACTATCCTAGTGTTTTTATTTTGTATCTCTTGTTTTATTATTTCTTTTATTTCCTCTAGTTTTTCAGCTTCATTTCCTGTTATTTCTGTTAAACCTTCTTCTATTTCTAATAAATCTGTAGTTAATTCATATAAAGTACTCATAATTTCCCTCCGTTTATGC